TAAAAAAGCACTACGCGACGGGGGGTCTTGTTGATTCGGGCAAACCCGTCGCCATGCCCAAGCACCCAGTATCCAAGCCTGTCTCTAATGATCGCCAATCGGGCACCTTCAAGAAGGGCGGCAAGGTCAAATACGCACCAGGCGGTGATGTATCCAAGCCTGTTGCAGATCCAGAGGCCACAGCAGCGAAAGCCAGCCGTGATCTCGAGGAGGCCTTGAATCCGATCAGCATCGTGAAAGAGCTTGGTGGCAAATTGATGGATAAGATCCGCGGTAAGGGATCAGTAACCGAAACCAAAGAATCGGTAACGGTTACACCACCACGAGCTAGGCGCTAAACAGTGGGGGCTTCGGCCCCTGCTTCACATTGAAGGTTTGATATGACCACGACAATTTCCTCAATTACCCGCCAGGGTGCTTTCGAGCCGTTTGGCTTGCAAGTGGCGCGTGGCCAGATTCAGGGCCACAGCAATGTGATTGTGTTTGGATACAACCCAGACGTTGATACGTCTGAAGAATCAGTATGGCCAGTTGGCGGAGTAGTACCCCATCCTACCGTTGCCTCTGTATTAAAAATTAGTTCAAGCAGCACCGACGATGATGGTAGCCCTGCAGGCACGGGCGCAAGAACCGTATTCATTGCTGGCGTTGATGGCGACTACAACGTGGTGAGTGAAACCGTCACGATGAATGGCCAAACGGCAGTCAACACTACTAACTCGTACCTGTATGTCAATACATTTTACGTTGTCACGGCAGGCTCCAACGGGTCAAATGCTGGCGTTGTCTATGCAGGCACCGGCGTAGTTACCGCCGGCGTTCCTGCAGTCATTTATGACGCAATCAACACGGGCTATAACAGCCGCACGACAGGTCACTATTGTGTTCCTACTGGCTATACAGGCTATATGGTTGAGGGTCAATTCTCTTCAGGTCAGGCCTCTGGATCAACTGCGGTTACGGGCTTCTTGAAGCAGCATGGTCCTGATGGCATCCTTCGTGTTGGCGCAGTAACGACGGTTAATAACAGTACGGCTAATTATGTGTTTGATCCGCCATTTGTTATCCCAGAGAAAAACTGTGTTGGCTCAACAGCCATCGGAGCGGCAGCAAACAATGCTGTCTCATCGTATTTCCACATTGTCCTGATCAAGAACTCGGGAGAGTGACATGCCAGCTAAGTCGAAAGCGCAGTTTCGGCTCATGAAAGCGGCAGAAAACAATCCCAAGTTTGCCAAGAAGGTTGGTATTCGGCCTGATGTAGCGGCTGAGTACACCCAATCCAACGTGAAAGGGCGATCTTATGCAAAGCTTCCTGAACAGCTTAAGAACGGTGGTCCGAGTCTTGCGATTGGCCGCGGTGAAAAGCTGCCGGCGGATCAAGGCGCTGGTCTTACGGCCAAAGGCAGAGCGAAGTACAACCGAGAAACAGGATCAAACCTGAAGGCCCCACAGCCTCAGGGCGGATCGAGACGAGACTCGTTCTGCGCCAGAATGGGTCCTGTAGCAGAAAAGAGCGAAAAGGGTTCTCGAGCACGCGCATCCATGCGCCGTTGGAATTGTCCGGGGTGGTAGATGGCCTATTCAGATACATACGGTCAGATTTATTCAGTACAGACGGTCATAGACCACGCTGCACGTCGCTGTGGCAAGCTTGCTGAAGAACTGACTAGCGAGCAATTGCTAACGGCCAGAGAGTCGTTAGGCTTCGTTCTGACCAATCTAATCAATATTGGCATCCAGTATTGGGCGATTAAGAAGGAAGTCATTGGCCTTACGCCCAACAAATACATTTACACCTTGCCTGTTGGCGCTAACGACGCCTTAAATGTGCTCTACCGCACCATGCAGCGTCCCACTGGAAGCTACTCTTCTAGCGCTGGTGGCAACGCAGCCTACGCAGGGGATAGTGATGTCGATACTTACTGCTTGCAGACAAGTACGAACGGCAATATATCGATCAATTTTGGCACCAGCAACCCAATTTATGCTGGGTCGATCGGCCTTCTCCCCTATGTTTCTGGTGGTGGAAGTGCCACCTGGACGCTTACCCTTGAGTATTCCACTGATAACACCACTTGGAATACCCTTGAAGACCTCGGAGAGGTTGTCGTAACCGATAAGCAGTGGCTCTGGTATGACATCGACCCAGGCCAGAGCGTGCAGTATTACCGGGTTAGAGCCTCTGCAGGCACGACACTGGCTTTGCGTGAGTTTTATGTGGGCAATATGTCGCGTGAAATCCAAATGGCGCGGCTAAATCGTGACGATTACACCAATCTGCCCAATAAAAACTTCACAGCTAACCAGCCCTACCAGTTTTGGTTCAATCGGACCGTCCCACAGCCAGAAATCTACCTTTGGCCGGTGCCAAACGAGTGGTACGTCCAGATGACTGTCTGGTATTCCAAGCAGATCATGGATGTAGGCGACTTATCTGATGAACTACAGATCCCGCAGCGCTGGTATATGGCCGTTGTCGGCATGCTAGCGCATCAATTAAGCATGGAATTACCTCAAGTACCCCTTGATCGCGTCAGATACCTTGAGGACCAGGCTGGCAAATACTTGGCGCTTGCAGAAGCAGAAGAGCGTGATAAGAGTCCGATCTACTTTGCGGTCAACATCAATCCATATACGAGTTGAAGATGACTTTGCTAGCCGGATTTCACAAGCATCACATTATTCCTCGTTATAAGGGCGGATCAGATGCGCCAGATAACTTAGTCCTTTTGCATCCAATTGATCATGCGATAGCTCATCTGGTTAGGTTCAAAATTTACGGCAATCCGGCTGATGGCTGGGCATATAATCGATTGGCTAACGGCTTAAAAGAAGACTTGATTCCAAACCGCAAAGGCATTCCCAAGCCTTATATGCGAAAGCCTAAGTCTGAAGAAACAAAATCTAAAATGTCTTTAGCCGCAAAAGGCAAGAAAAAATCGCCTGAGGCGGTAGAAAAAATGCGCAAGGCGTTGACTGGTAAAAAAGCTACGGGCAAGTCTTTGGAAGCATTGCATGCACATCGGCACTTGGCTTGGAGCGCTGAGGCGCAAGCTAAAAAGTCTGCAAAAACCAAAGGTGTTCCTCGCCCGTATGCTAAAAATTCTAAGCCCCCATCAGTTGAGGCTTGTGCTTCTGGCGGGAGGGCTAATAAAGGCCGCAAGCAGACGCCAGAGCAAATTGCAAAGCGCGTTGCTTCCCGCCGCGCCACTCTTGCCGCTCAGGGCAGAACATCGTAATGCCACTCTTTCTTGACACCGAGGGCTACTCAGACATCGCAATTGGCATTTGCGATCGCTGCCGTATGAAGCGCCCGCATGCAACCCTTGGCCCAGACATTAACTTCCCTGGCCTGATGGTATGCGAAGAGAATTGTCGAGATCAAAAGGACCCTTATCGACTGCCAGCAAGAAAGACTGAGCGGATCAATTTGCGTTTCCCGCGGCCTGATGTATCGGTGGCTGCAGAGCAAAATAACCTAGTGTTAAATGATCAGCAAAGTATAATTCTCTCAACTGAGGGCAATACCAATCTCATCGAAAATGATGGCAACCTCGATGGAATAGCGATAACACCATAATGGCCAATCAAACGATCAGTCAGCTTCCTACCGCCCAGGCCCTCACAGGAACTGAGCTTGTACCTATCGTACAGAATGGCGGTACAGTCCAGACAACCACGGGTGCTATCTCTGCCATTTCAGGCGGTGGCGGTGGCAGCGGTGTCTCTGGATACTCAGGGTTTTCAGGCTTTTCAGGCTTCTCTGGCGACAATCCTGGCTCGAGCGGCTTCTCTGGTATCAGCGGTTACTCAGGCCTTTCTGGTTACAGCGGTTTGTCGGGCTACTCAGGTTCTGGCATTTCGGGTTTCTCAGGCTTTTCTGGATTCTCTGGCCTAGGGCTTTCTGGCTATTCAGGAGAGTCAGGCTACTCTGGACTTTCTGGCTTCTCAGGATTATCTGGATTCTCAGGCATCTCGGGTTACTCGGGATCTGGCATCTCAGGCTACTCGGGTTCTGGTATATCGGGATTCTCTGGATTCTCAGGTTTAGGCCTATCGGGATTCTCAGGACTGAGCGGATTTTCTGGCGGCTCAGGGTTTTCTGGCTTATCGGGATTCTCAGGTCTTTCAGGCTTCTCAGGCGCTGGCTCTGCGATTACCGTTTCTGATGAAGGCACGCCACTCACTACCAACGTACAGTCATTTGATTTTGTTGGCGCGGGCGTCACTGCTACCGCGGTAGGTAATGCAGTCACTGTCACGATCTCTGGTGGAGGTGGTGGCGGAACCTCAGGATATTCAGGCTTTTCGGGTATTTCAGGCTTTTCTGGCATCTCTGGTTTCTCTGGCATCAGTGGCTACTCTGGTTCTGGTATCTCTGGCTTCAGTGGGACCTCGGGTTTTAGTGGTATTTCAGGCTTTAGCGGAATCTCTGGTTTCAGCGGCTTCTCAGGCATTAGTGGATTCTCTGGGATTAGCGGTTTCTCTGGGATCTCAGGATTTTCAGGAGCCAGCGGTTTCTCGGGTATTAGCGGCTACTCTGGCTCAGGTATATCTGGCTTCTCTGGGGTCTCTGGATTTAGCGGCTTTTCAGGGATCAGCGGATTTTCTGGCATCAGCGGATTCTCTGGCTTAAGTGGGTTCTCAGGAATCAGTGGATTCTCTGGCTTCTCAGGAGTAAGCGGCTTCTCAGGA